CTGGGTGCGCGCTACCAGGATAGTTTGGACTTGGTCCGTTGGCCTCTTATATCCTGCGCCACGTTTTTTTAGTTGTTGACATATGCTGCAAGCATGGGTCAAAATGTTTCTCGGCAAAAAAGAAGTAGAAACAAAAATGTAGTAGTAATAAAAAAATAATGAGTCTATCGCTTTTTCCTAATGTTAATAATAAAAATCTATTTGTATCAGATTCTGTTCCTGCATATGCAGTATCTGGAGACATGTGGTTCAATACTTCGAATGGTGTTATGCTTACTTTCATAAGAGATGATAATGGAAATGGATTTTGGGTTGAGACGGGATCTTCAGTTAAGACTAGTTAAAAATGTTTAATTTTCCAGATCCAAATATTCAAACAACATTTTCCATAGGAGAAAAAACATGGACTTGGAATGGCTCTTACTGGGAAATAGTTAAGCAGGTGGTCGCTGGCGATGGTATTAAATATTATCAACAGGACGAAGAGCCTGCTGATGCTAAACTTGGAGATAGATGGCTTAATACATTAAATCTAACTGAGTACGTATATGTAAAGCTTCAGTCTGATCCTGATATATACGGATGGATGGATCTTACTGGAGATTATCCTGGTGAAGCTTTTTTAGGAGCATAAATGGCAGCAATAGCTAAAGCAATAGGTTTTCCAAGAAATCCATCTGATGGAGATCAGTATACATTCAATGGTAAAAAATGGAGATATAATGTCAATGTTCCTGGCTGGGAAGCTCTTCAAGTAACAGACGTAACTTCAATTAAAAAAGATACTGCATCTAATCAGGTTATATTTGGCAACAATGATACAAACGGAAGTACTTCCTTTAATTTAGGAAGCAACATAACCATGGATTCTTCTTCAAAAACCATTTCAGTGGTAGGAGGAGTAAGTAGCGGTTTGGATGCAGACTTGGTCCGTGGCATAAATGGTTCTTTGATTAATAGTAACATAAAGACAGGAATACTTTACGGAGGTGTCCTTTCTGTAAATGCATCTGACAATAGTAAATTCGACATATCTGCAGGTTCTGGAGTCATAGTGTCGTATGCAAACGGAGGTGCTTCTGGATCTGCGGCTCCAACTGTTTCTGCTCAAATAGTAAGTTGGAGTGCTCAATCTTCTATATCTGTTTCAAGTATATCTTCTGCTGATACAACTTGGATATATGTAAACGCAAGTGGAGTTATTGGACAGCAGACTGGAGTTTTTACTTCAGATAATTATCAGGAGTATATAATAATAGGAGCTCTTGTACATCCAAATAGGTCGAGCATATCTTTCATTTCAAGTCTATCAAATGTATCTTATGGAACATTGCATCAGTACGATGAGTTTATAAGAAGCTTAGGTCCAGCGAAGATATCAGGTCATAGAATATCCGCAAACGGATCTAATATGAAACTTAACAGAAGCGCTGGCACGGCATACTTGATGGGTTCTAACTATCAATCAGATTCTTCACATCCAAATTTAGTTTCTGATTCAGGAAAATCAGATGCATCTATTCATAGATATTATTCAGATGGAGCTGGCGGGTACACTATATCAATATCATCTTCAGTAGATGCTTCAAAATACGATGACGGGTCAGGCACTCTTCAAAACGTTAGCTCTAGCTATTGGTCTATTCAAAGAGTTTTCTATTATCCAGGAAATGAAGATATTCTTATATCCTATTATGGCACGTCTAGCTACACTTCTCTTTCAGAGGCAACTGCTGCAATATCCACAGAGTCATTTAGCGAGTCTGCAAATACAAAGGATCAGACGATATTCTGCGGATGGATTATTGTTAGAGGTGGAGCAACTCAGCTAAACAACACTTCTGATGCAAAGTTTATACAGGCTAGTGTTTTCAGGGAGATCATATCGGGTTCAGGAGGTGGAGGTGGATCGATATCTTATATCTCAGAACTACTTGACGTTGATGTGTCTTCTCCATCATTAGGTGAAGCATTGATATGGGACGGATCAAATTGGGTAAACCAAAGAGCAATAACATACATATCAGAGCTTGATGATGTTCAAACATCTTCTCCTTCAGTTGGTCAGTTTTTAGTTTGGAATGGATCTAATTGGGTCAATCAATCTCTCACGGGAAAGATATCGTATGTATCTTCTCCGTCAGCTCCTAGCACGGCGTTGTACAATGCAGGGGATAGATGGTACAACACCTCTACAGGTATAGAGTATACTCTTATAAATGATGGAGACGACCTTTATTGGGTTAACATATACATAAGTCCAAATGAAGATTACATTATGAGTGAGCTTACCACTTTCATGAAGTTCGTAAGTTCTTCTTCAGCTCCTAGTACCAACAGCTACAAAAATGGAGACAAATGGTTTAATAGCCAAACAGGAACAGAATTCACTCTAATAGACGATGGCGATAGCAAGCAATGGGTTAATTTGAATACTAATTTCATATCGCATGTTCATCCTGTTACAGATATCAACTTCACCGTAACTAGGGTTACTTCATCTTCGTATTCTGCATCTACTTTAGATTACTACATAGGTGTAAATTATTCTGGAACAGTTTCTATATATCTCCCATCAGTGGAAAACGGTCATATAGTAGTGGTTAAAGACGAATTGGGAGAGGCGAGCAACTCAAATAGATACATAGAGATATTCCCAACTCCAGGAGACTATATAGACAATAGTGCATCTATAGTTATCAACATTGACTACGGATCAGTGTCATTGATATATAGAAATGGATGGTGGATAATATGAGTTATTTATTCAATGATAAAATACGGTTTAACTCAGAGGCAGTTGATGCATTTGGAAGGCTTAAGGTCAGCCAGCCATTTACCTTGTTTGATTCTCAGCATAGGTATCAGGAAAATGATAAATGGGATACTTTGACAACTACTGGCGGATCAATAGAATACAAGGCAAATGAAAGCGTTGTTGATTTAAAGCTTACAACACAGTCTGGCGCCAAGGTGTGCAGAGAAACTAAAAGAGTATTTGCCTATCAGCCAGGTAAGTCTCTTCTTTTATTAAGTACTTTTGTTTTTGCAGAAAAAAAATCAAATCTCCGTCAAAGGGTCGGTTATTTCAGCACAGAGAACGGTATATATCTAGAGCAAAACGGTAACGATGTGTATATAGTTCTAAGAACCTATGTTAATGGATCTACTGATGACACAACTTATAAAATTCCACAATCAAGCTGGAACGGTGACAAATTCGATGGAACGGGTCCGAGTGGTAGGACTATTGATCTAACTAAGGCAAATATATTTATCATTGATGTCGAATGGCTAGGTGTTGGAGATGTAAGAGTAGGTTTTTATGTTGATGGAAGACCTGTTACTGCGCACACATTCCATAATGACAATGTTCATTCAACAACCTACATGACAACCGCATGTCTTCCACTTAGGTTTGAGATAGAAAACTTAAACACTACTTCATCTTCATCTACTGCAAAGCAAATTTGCAATAGTGTTATGTCAGAAGCTGGTTATGAAGGGTTCAGTAAAAGGTATAACATAACAAAAAATGGATCTTCAGGAACTACTCTAACAAGTGCTGGTACCCAGTATCCTATGATAGGAATTAGGCTTAATTCAAGCAGACTTGATTCTATAATAGTTCCTTCAAACTTAAGTGCCGTTTTGGAGGAGACTGCAAGCAACAAACCAGACACTGTACTTTACAGGATTTTACTTAATCCTACCATTACGGGTGGAGCATGGACAACCCATTACAATGGAAATGTAGATTACAACATAACTGCTTCATCAGTCTCTGGAGGTACTGATATCATAGGCGGGTATATAAGCAGTAGTGGACAGCTCGACATATCAAGCATAAATGACTTTCATTTTCAACTAGGAAGAACTCAGGCTGGAGTAAGCGATATCTTCATGGTGACATTCACTCCCATCAATGCAGGAGCAATTGTGTACTGCGATCTTTCTTGGTTTGAAATCATATGATGAAGTTTATTTACATATCCATTTTAAGAGGTTTTTTATAAATATTAAGTTATAATTAAATATGCCCTTAATAAATTTTCCATCATCTCCTTATTCTGGTCAGACATATACCTTTAATGGTCGTACGTGGGAGTGGAATGGGTATGCATGGGATGTTTCAACTGCCATATCTGGCGGTGGCGGTGGATCTTCTATACAGTTTCTGACAGAGCTTCAGGACGTTGAGCTTGTAGATCCTTATGTTGGTCAAGCTCTCGTTTATAATGGAGTATACTGGGAGAATGACTATGTTGTTAACTCTGTAAATAACAATACTGGAGATATAGTCGCTCTG